GTTCATTGAATCAAACTACAGCAAATACATTCACAGTAGCACCAGTTCGTAATGATACTTCAAACATTGCTGAAGTTATGTTCTACAATACTACCAGCAAAGAAATCACCTATGGCAATATCATAAGTGTTAGTGGCAACGTAACAGCCGCCAACTTTATTGGGGATGGTAGTGCGTTATCTAATATTGCTACTCAAGTATCAGGATCTTGGGAGGTGCCCACAGGCAACAGTACCCAGAGCTTCACTGTGAATAGCGGCACATATAGCATGTGGGTTGATTGCAATATCACCAATGGTATATTGGCTTGGAATGCCACGGCTACTGTTACCAACATCAACGTGCCTGTTGTGGGTTCTCAGTATGCCTGGGTCTATGATGGTGGTGGAACGCCCGTTGATTTTACCAGCATACCCAATCAGTTCGTAGGCACATCCAATGCCATCGTGCGTAGCAATACAGCTCCTAGCGCAACTACCAATAGATTTGACTTTGGCATTAACAACACCAGCGGCGGTAATGTCACTGTGCGTTACGGTTGGACCAAAATAAGTTGAACGGAATACTAATATGACCATAACATTTGGACTTTAATAAATATATACAAGGAGATCAGAAATTGAAAAAATTATTAGCAGCATTTACATTGTCGGTAACTTCGTTTTTTGCCATCGGGCAAAGTAGTCAAACACCGGTTAACATTACAGCAGTTTCACCACTGCCAAGTCCTGATCAGTTTGCCAGTTACGGCGGATTGAATGCTACATTTACATTTGCAACTCAAAATACATTAAATGCACAATTTTGTGCCGGCAGCGATGTTTGTACTTTACCTACAGCACCGTCGGGAGCAAATGCTTACACGGTTGCTAACACTCGTTGGGGCACATATAAACTAAACAATCCCAATGCTGGAAGTTGTTCACCTAGTATTACATTTAACAGCTTGCAGTATTGCCTGTTAGAATTTCACTTTCACGGCCCATCTGAGCATTGGGTCAACAACTCAGCCACTGATTTAGAAGTACACTTTGTTTATTTTAAATTAAGTGATTTACAATCGGCCGCAAGAGGATTGTGTTATGCCGACAGTCTTTTGGTGCTTGGTCAACGCATGGTTGGCAATGGTAATACAGCAAATGCAGCATGGACCACGGTGTTCAATGCAATACCAGCTGCTAACAGCACAGGTGCAAGTTCGGGTACTGTCAGCTTCAATATTGCATCGTTAATGGGTATAGCTAATTTTAATACAGCACCGTCTTACCGATACAGCGGTGGATTAACTGCTCCGATTTCTATTGCTACACTAGGTCCTAATAGTAGCTGTGTTGCAAATACAAACCCCAACAACGGTTCACCGTGGTGGGGTAATCCGCAACGTCAATTAACAGTTGGTGCATATCCACAAATTGTTACCTGGGTATTATTTAGACAACCAATACAATTGTCGGCAGCACAGGTACAACAATTTAAAACTGTATTCCCAGATGGAAATGCTCGTGCTGTACAACCTACAGGAACTACCATTTACTTTGCCAATCCAAACTAACATGTAGTTTGGTTAAACAAAAACTGCCATAAATACTCGAAACGAGGAATATCACCAGCGGTGGTAATGTGATAGTTAATTATGGGTATACTAAACTTTAATATTCTAGCACACTAAAAAAGCACCGTTTGGTGCTTTTTTTTACAGTCGTCACCGTCGGCGTGCCAACTTGAGCGTTATTCGTCGTCGTCGTCGTGATCAGTTCCGCAATCACAATAATTATCTTCCGCTTCAGAATGATTTAGTACTTCATTCAGTAGCTCTTGTGTAGACCATCCCGAGTTGGATAATATTTGTATGGAGTGAACAAATAGACTAAAAACAGAAGCAGTATAATCAAACGATAGTACTTTATTTTCTTTAGCCCATAAATCATCAAGAGCACCCAATGCCGCAGCATTACATACATCTAAATCAAAATGATTAATAGTACCATCTTCCAATACTTCTACAATTTCTGTATCTTTCATTTTAAATCTCCTTTTGTATCAAGTTTTTAACAAGTTATGATTTAACAGATTGATAGAATTAATTTTTGTAAGCATATTTTATACTTTAAAGTTGTTGAGTACTAATACTAACACTATATAATTTATTTGTCAACTATTTTGGTTTATATCTTGCCGATTTTGGATTTTGATCACAATTGTCACCGTGCCAACGTTTATACATGCCTACACTTATAATATCTTCGCAGTACTCACAAGACTTTTTCATCTGACTTGGATGTGTGCCAGCTGTCAGCCTGCGTTGGTTACTATTACCACCTAAAAAGTTATGTGTACCATTTTCTATTCTACGATTATTTTCATTAGGACCAAGCCAATTATGTCTACCTTCCTCAATAAGTTTTTTGTTTAGTTTACCACCAGCATTAGGCGATTTGCCGTGTTGCCATTGATGAATTCCTTCTTTGGAACGACGAATACTAGGATTGTTAGTTAGATTAATATGTTTGCCACTAGCCATGGCTGCTTTAGCATTTTGTCCATCTTTATTTGGGTTATCAGTTTGAAAAATATGGTCACCCGAATTGACTAAACTATTTTGTATTTCTGAAAATAGTTTATGAAATTCATCTGGCCGTTTATGAGACCAATGATTTTCACCTTTAAATTTGTTCACAATTTCAGGGTTTTTCATTGGATTATTATCAGTATCAAATCCAATAGGATCAGGTGTACGATTCATGCAATTAGGTTTACCAAAATTTTCTGCTAGATATTTTCTTTCTAGTTCTTTAACTTCAGCAAAAGATTCGGCATACTCAAGTATTTCTCTCGTAAGTGTAGATTTATCTTTAATAGATAAAGGCCATTTGCCAGATCCAATATAACCGTCGTCTATATTGTCAGTGCTATGCCTACCAATGTAATATTTTCCATTTTTATGGATTGTTTTATATATAAAATGTTTCATATGTTTATTTATGTAATCTGCTGCGTTACTACAATAACATAGATACAAACAAAAGTCAACAAAAAAGACACATTTCTGTGTCTTCCTTGTCTTCCCATCCCTAGGAAATTTTTTCTGTATAACAATTTCTTGCTGTACAGAATCTTTCTTTTAGCTAAACGATAAATTTTGTACCGCTATTTCTCCGACGTAATCTGCGGCATTCCCGAAAGAACTGGCCGTATTAGTCAATTCGACGAATCCATACCTTGTCATAAATGACACGACTGGTTCGAATGTGCTTGGATCCAACACAACGCCGGATGACATCAGTGGAATGTATGGGCAATAGAACGCAGCGGCATCAGCCTCTGACGAGCCTTTGTAGCCTACCAATACTGATTGTGTATCTGGAGCATAGCTGTTTACAAATACACGTAATGAACCGTTTAGTGTACCGACAAACTTGGTGTTTGTAGGTGCTTCAAAAGTTCCTTCTGTTGTACGAGCAAAAGCTGATGTTGTTGCAGATTGTAGTACTGTTAAGGCAGCACTTGAAACAACGGCCCAGTTACCAGCGCCACGACGAGTACGTTGGGCGATTAGGTTAGCAACACGGTTGATCAGAACAGCTAGTGCAGCATGTTCATCACCAACGAATGTAGCAGTACCTGATACTGTAGCCTGGTTGTATGTGTACTCTGTAGCAGCCAATGAGCTTAACGATAAGAGAATCTCTTGATCGATTTCAGCTGTGATTTCTTGAGCTAAAGCAGCCATAATTTCTGCTTCAACGTCAATACCGTGCATAGCTTGAGCGTCTTGTGCTGATTCAAATGTCCAACGAGCTTGTAACTTACGTGTCTTTGCTTCGACGGCTTGTTTCAAGATTTGGATACTGATTTGCTTACCGCCAGTACCTTCCATAGTAGCAGTATTGTTACCGGTATAAGCGGTAGCAGTAGTAGTACCTTGTGGAACTGTTGAGTATGCTGTAGCGATGGTGAATGGGCTTAACGCTTCTTGACCAGCTGTTACACTTGTAGCGGCTAAGCTATTATCAGTCAATGACTGAGCATAGCGTACACGCAAGGTATGGATCTGGGATACAGGTCCTGTCATTGGTTGTACACCTACCAATTCGTTAGCGATAACGGTTGGCATTACACGACGAATAACTGGCAGAATGACACGGTTTAATGTGGCAATGTTGCCGGCTGCGGTTGAACCCGATGTTGCATTTTCTTTCAAATACTTACGGGTGTTTTCTAGGATTACAGACATTGAGCTACGCTTTGAGCCGCCTAGGCCTTCTAGCAATGCATCTTTTGTCTCGCCCCAACGGCTTTCTAATAACGCTTGTGACATTTAAGTCTCCTTTTTTCTTTTTACAGCCCTGCCAACCGCTTAAGATCAATGACGTTACTTTCGATATCGTCTTCTTGCTCTTGGACACGGGCAGATTTATCGCCAGTTGCTTCAGTTAATGTTTCTGTAAAGACTTTTTTAGCTTTTACGGAGCGATTTTCTAAAACGGCTGGTAGATACTTTTCAAAAGCACCTTTCAAACGTGGAGTTTGAACGCTTTCAAGTAAATTACGCATTACTTCTGCTTTCTCTTCATTTAGAGGAGATAACAATTCATCCATTGTACGGTTACGTACATTAGATTCTTTTAGGATGCGTACTTCACGTTCTTTGGATTCGACTAAGACAGTTGCTTTCTTAGCGAATTTGATGGCTTCAGCAATTTTTTGATCTTTTTGAGCAATCATATCGTGCAGTTTACGGACTTCAGCTTTCTCATTGAGGTGAGTAGCTCCGAATTCTGTACTATATGCTTCAAAAATACGACGACCAAAATTGTTCTCACGAGCAACTTGGATGTCTTCTTTCAATTGGCTGAGTTCAGCTTTGAGATGCTTGGATACAGCCTGTGTCATCTTTTCTGCAGATTCTTTTACGAAACGGCTCTTTAGTGCTTCCAATTGACCACGTGCATTTTGAACTAGGCGAACCTTAGTTTCAACAACATCACGTTTGTCTTCTTGGAATTCACGGATTTCACTGGCTAACGCATGAACGATAAAGCCTTCTAACTTTTGAAGGCCCACATTATGTGTTTTACGATCTCGACGCAATTCGCCAATTTCTTCTGCTAATTTAGATACCATAAAGTTGTTAAACTTGTTGGTATCTTCTTTAATTTTGCGTTGGAATTTGACACGATCTTCAGCAAGTGCGGCTTTTTCGGCCTTAATTTGCTGAACTTCTGCGACAAGACTTTCTGTTACCATGCGATCTAAGGCTTCCACCATCACTGATTTATCATGTTCGTAACGTTGAGCAAACTCTTCTCGGAGTTCTGCTCGTGCTTGTTCTTTGGCTTCAACAATCTTGGCTTCCCAGGCTTCATTGATTTCAGCTCTCGCTTCCTCAGTAACAAACTCGCTATCTAGTAACGGTTTCAATGCGTCTAGCATATTATTTTCCTTCGATCTTCAGACCACGTATTAAACGAATTACTTCATTTGATACGTACTTCTGTGCTTTGTTGCTTTTAGCCGGATCTTTAAACATTTCCAATAACTTTTGTCCGCCGGCATGGTTTAATAAGCCTTCGTAAATTGCTGTTGGATATGCGTTTGGAGCACTTGGCTGAGCAACTACATCGACAGTAACGATTTCAAAGTCACTGACATGTCCGTTGGAGTCGTTGACATTTCCTGATCCACGACTACTAACCCCTAATTTCACACCTTGATCTAACATTGTTTTCACAAGTAAACCCATTGGTGTTCCTAATATTTTTAATTTGCCATAACCACAATGTCCTTCCATCCACATACCTTCAATCATATGTGAAACACGATCTAAATTAATCTTTAAATCATCAGGATGGTCAACTTCGCCTAGGACAGAATGGCCTGTTTTAAGTTGTTCATTAACTGTGTCTACTGCTTTGGCAATTTCATTTACTGGATATATACGCTCATTGGCATTTCGTATGCCACCCTCAATGCAAATACCCTTCATATAAAGAGTTTTGCCGCCATCTTTGGCTTCCTCAGTTAAAAGTTCGACTTTTGCCTGAGTGAAGCTTAGATGTTCTTTGAGATATGTGTTGCGAGCCATATCAGTCTATT